ACAACATTAAGACTAGGTTCTAGAATTATAGGTAAATGCATGATGGGATCAACATCAAACGCTTTAGATAAAGGTGGTAGAAACTTTAAAAAATTATATGATGACTCAGATGTTACAAAAAGAAACGCAAATGGACAAACACGTTCAGGACTCTATTCTTTGTTCATACCTATGGAATGGAATTACGAGGGATACATTGATTCTTATGGCTATCCTGTCTTCAACACACCATCAAAAAAAGTGTATGGACCTCATGGAACGCCAATCAAAATTGGGGTTATTGAATACTGGGACAATGAGGTAGAAGGTCTTAAAGAAGATTCTGATGGTTTAAACGAATTTTATAGACAGTTTCCTCGCACAACTAAGCATGCGTTTAGAGACGAGTCTAAAATGTCTTTATTTAATCTAAGTAAAATATACGAACAAATAGATTACAATGAAGATTTAAAACAACAAAGAGTAGTAACTCAAGGTAGTTTTCAATGGGAAAACGGAATAAAAGATACAAAAGTTATATTCGCGCCTAACAAAGATGGTAGATTTATAATATCTTGGGTTCCACCATTAAATTTACAAAATAGAGTTATAAATAAAAATGGTATAAAATATCCAGGCAATGAACATATGGGTGCTTTTGGTTGTGATAGTTATGATATATCAGGAACAGTAGATGGTAAAGGTTCTAATGGATCTTTACATGGTTTAACTAAGTTTAGCATGGAAGAAGCTCCTGCTGATCATTTCTTTTTAGAATACATAGCTAGACCACAAACAGCAGAAATATTTTTTGAAGATGTTTTAATGGCTTGTATTTTTTACGGCATGCCAATACTTGCAGAAAATAACAAACCTAGATTACTTTATCATTTTAAACGTAGAGGTTATAGAGGTTACTCAATGAATAGACCAGATAAAACATATATGAAATTATCTGTAACAGAAAGAGAGATTGGTGGAATACCTAACTCTAGTGAAGATATAAAACAAGCACACGCCGCAGCTATTGAGTCTTACATAGAAACAAGGGTTGGTTTTTTAGGAGATATGTATGGAGATATGTATTTTCAAAGAACATTAGAAGATTGGGCTGTGTTTGATATAAATAGTAGAACTAAACATGATGCTACGATTAGTTCAGGCCTAGCAATAATGGCTTGTAATAAAAATAGATATGCACCAGTTAATAAATTAATAAGAAAACCTATTGATCTTGGAATTAAAAGATATAATAATAAAGGTGATATTTCAAAAATAATTAAGTAAATGAAAGTATATACAAATCCAAATAGTGCCTTCCCTAGTCAAGTAGTTAGTGACGAAGAAAAAAGTTCTTGGGAATACGGAAAACAAGTTGCTTTAGCTATACAAGGCGAGTGGTTTAGACAAGGTGGGCAAGGTAACAGATTTTCTACTTCATTTAATAGATTTCACGGTTTAAGATTATATGCTAGAGGAGAACAATCAGTTCAAAAATATAAAGATGAATTAGCAATTAATGGTGATTTGTCTTATTTAAATTTAGATTGGAAACCAGTTCCTGTTATATCTAAATTTGTAGATATAGTTGTAAATGGTTTATCTAATAAAACTTACGAAATAAAAGCATACGCTCAAGATCCTGAGTCTATGAAAAAAAGAACTAATTACGCTAACGCTATATTAGAAGATATGTATGCTAAACAGTATTTAAGTAGCATAAAAGACACTATAGGTGTAAATCTTTTTAGTCAACCAGATCCAGAAGCTTTACCTGAAACTGAAGAGGAGCTTGATCTTCATATGCAATTAAGTTATAAGCAATCAATAGAAATAGCTGAAGAAGAAGTTATTAATAATATATTAGCAAAAAACAGATATGATTTAATTAACCGTAGAGTTAATTATGATTTAACTGTTCTAGGTATAGGAGCTTCAAGAACTCATTGGAATAAAGCTAATGGAGTTACTATAGATTACGTTGACCCTGCTAAACTTATATATTCTTATACAGAAGATCCAAACTTTGAAGATATATATTACGTAGGAGAAGTTAAATCAATGACTATTCCTGAGATTAAAAGACAATTTCCTAATTTATCCTCTGAAGAATTAAAACGCATACAAGATATGCCTGGTAACAGAGATCAAATTTCAGGTTGGAATACATGGGATCCAAACACGGTACAAGTTTTATTTTTTGAATATAAAACTTATAATAACCAAGTGTTTAAAATAAAAGAAACTGAGTATGGTTTAGAAAAAACTATTCAAAAAACTGATAGTTTTAATCCACCGCCAAGTGATTCTTTTTCTAAAGTATCAAGAACTATAGAGGTTTTATATAATGGCGCTAAAGTACTAGGTTTAGATAATCAAATATTACAATGGGAGTTAGCTGAAAACATGACTCGCCCGTTTGCAGATACTACTAAAGTTGAAATGAGTTACACTATAGCAGCTCCTAGAATATATCAAGGACGTATAGATTCGTTGGTTAGTAAAATAACAGGTTTTGCTGACATGATACAATTAACTCATTTAAAGTTACAACAAGTTATGTCTAGAATAGTACCTGATGGTGTGTTCTTAGATATGGACGGTTTAGCAGAGGTTGATTTAGGTAATGGAACAAATTACAACGCAGCTGAAGCACTTAACATGTATTTTCAAACTGGTTCGATAGTAGGTAGATCGCTTACTCAAGAAGGTGAAATGAACAGAGGTAAAGTTCCAATACAAGAATTAACAAGTTCTAGTGGCCAAGCTAAAATACAAAGTTTAATACAAACGTATCAATACTATTTACAAATGATACGTGATGTAACCGGGCTTAATGAAGCTAGAGATGGTAGCATGCCAGATAAAGACGCTTTAGTAGGATTACAAAAAATGGCTGCTAACCAATCTAATATAGCTACAAAACATATACTTAACTCAAGTCTTTGGATCACTCTTAAAACTTGTGAAAACGTATCGCTTAAAGTTGCGGACTCAATAAACTTTCCATTAACTTTAAATTCATTAAAAAACAGCGTTTCAATTTATAATACAGCTACGTTAAATGAAATACAAAAAATAAATCTTCATGATTTTGGTATTTATTTAGAACTAGAACCAGAAGAAGAAGAGCAAGCTCAACTAGAGCAAAACATACAAGTTGCTTTATCTAAAGGCGGCATTGATTTAGAAGACGCTATTGATATACGTCAAATTAAAAACTTAAAGCTAGCTAATGATTTACTTAAACAAAAGCGTAAAAAGAAAATAGCGAAAGAGCAAGCTCAAAAACAACAAATGATTGAGGTTCAAGCTAGTGCTAATGCTGATGCTGCTGAAAGAGCTGCAATGGCTGAGGTTCAAAAAAACCAAGCTTTAACAGAAAGCGAAGTGCAAGAAGCACAGGCTAAATCACAAATGGAAATACAAAGAATGCAAATGGCATCTCAAATCAAACAACAAGAAATGGAAATTCAGTTTGGTTATGATTTACAATTAGCAGAAGTTCAATTAGGTGCAGTAAAACAAAAAGAACAATACATAGAAGATCGTAAAGATAGAAGAGCTAAAGTACAAGCTACACAACAAAGTGAAATGATTGCTCAACGTAAAAACAATAGCGTGCCAGTTAATTTTGAAACTGGAGATCAAGCGCTCGAAGGATTAGGTATAGAGGCTTTTACCCCTAACTAATTCAATTATTAATTATATAATATTATATCATGTCAGAAGAAAAAGTAAAACAAGAGGGTGACTTTAAAATTAAGTCAGCTAAACTAAAAAAGAAATCATTTGTAGACGAACCTATAAAAGTAGATTTAACTAAAAAAACAACAGAAGATGCCATTCCAGTCGAAGAAACAGGAAAAGTGGTTGAAAGCAAACAAGCCGGAGATTTGGTTAAAGTGGACGAACAAGTACCAGAGCCCATTCAAATTGGTGAAGTTGAAAAACCAGAAGAAGAACCAACATTAAAAGAAGTAACAGACGAGGTTATAGAAGAAAAACCTATAATACAACCTGAGCAAACAGTTGCACAGCTACCAGAAAATATTGAAAAATTAGTTGATTTCATGAAAGAGACTGGTGGTTCAATAGATGATTACGCAAGACTTAATGCGGATTATACTAATGTAGATGAAAATACTTTATTAAAAGAATATTACAAAAATACTAAACCACATTTAACTGAAGAAGATCTTTCATTTGTAATGGAAGAAAATTTTTCATTTGATGAGGATGAAGACGAGGAGCGAGACATCCGCAAAAAGAAACTCGCAAAAAAAGAAGAGGTTGCAAAAGCTAAAAACTTTCTAGACGGTATGAAGGATAAATATTACAAGGACATCAAGTTGAGACCTAGTGATAATCCTGAACAAAAGAAAGCTATGGACTTTTTCAATCGCTACAACGAAGATCAGAAATTAGCTGAACAACGACATGGTAAGTTTTTAGACGAAACTAAACAAATTTTAAACGATGATTTCAAAGGTTTTGATTTCGAAGTCGGAGAAAAGAAGTTTAGATATGGTATAAAAAATCCATCTAGTGTTGCAGAAGATCAATCAAATATTAACAACTTTGTCAAGAAGTTCTTAGACAGTGAAGGAAATGTTAAAGATGCGAGAGGTTATCACAAGGCTATGTACGCTGCTCAAAACGTAGATAAAATTATAAATCATTTTTATGAACAAGGAAAGACTGATGGTATAAAAACCGTGGTTGAAGGATCTAAAAATCCAAGTGCTGATGGACCTCGTCCAACTGCAGGAGGTGATCAGTTTATAGGAGGATTTAAAGTTAAAGCGTTAGACGGTGTTAGCACATCTAAGTTAAGAATTAACAAAAGTAAATTTAACTAAAAAACAAAAACTAAAATTATGGGAGTATTAAGTCCTCAATTTGGTAGTTTATTACCTTCACAAGCACAACAACTTTTGACGAATAACTACCTACAATTTAACACTGGTGGTGCAAATGATTTTGCTCAACAGTATCTACCTGAAGTCTATGAGGCTGAAGTAGAAAGATATGGAAACAGAACTATTTCTGGTTTCTTAAGAATGGTTGGCGCTGAAATGCCAATGACATCTGATCAAGTAATTTGGTCAGAACAAAATAGATTACATATTGCATACGATAACGTAGCTGTAAACGCTGCTGGTGATTTTACTATCCCTGCTGCTGCTGTAAACGTTGTTTACCAAAACATGACTATTGTAGTTATGGATCCTGCAAATCCTTCTGGAACTGTAAAAGCAATTGTAACTGATTCAACTACTAATGCTGGTTATGCTGGTGCTGGTGGAACTTCATTTACTGCTGTTGCTTACACGCAAGCACAAATTAATCCTGGCGCTGCTGGTGCAGCTCTTGCTGGATTAAAAGTATTTGTATATGGTTCAGAATATGCTAAAGGAACTGTTGGACCTCTTAATGAGTCTATCACTCCTTCTTTTACACAATTTTCTAACTCACCAATCATATTAAAATCTAGATATGCTATATCTGGTTCTGATACTGCACAAATCGGTTGGGTTGAAGTTGCTGCTGAAGATGGAACATCTGGTTACTTATGGTATTTAAAAGCTGAAGGTGAAACTAGATTACGTTTCGAAGATTACTTAGAAATGAGTATGATTGAAGGTGAGCTTACTACAGCTGGATCTGGAGCTAGAGCTGCTGTTCTTCCAGGATTTACTGGAGCTGCAGGTATCTTTGTAAAAGGTACACAAGGTCTATTCTCTGCAATTAATACAAGAGGTAATATCTTATCTGGCTATGCTGGATCATTACAAGATTTTGATTCTGTATTAGAAAATTTAGATACTCAAGGAGCTATTGAAGAAAACATGCTTTTCTTAGATAGAAAAACTGAGTTACTATTTGATAATATGTTAGCACAACAAAACTCTTATGGAGCTGGAGGTACATCTTACGGTGTATTTGAAAACTCTGAAGAAATGGCGTTAAACTTAGGTTTCTCTGGATTCAGAAGAGGTTCTTATGACTTCTATAAGACTTCATGGAAATACTTAAACGACGCTTCTACAAGAGGTGGTTCTGGTAACTTTGTTAACGGTGACAACATCGATGGTGTATTAATTCCAGCTGGAACTTCTACAGTATACGATCAGTTACTAGGAACAAACATCAGACGTCCTTTCTTACATGTAAGATATAGAGCTTCACAAGCAGATGACAGAAGAATGAAATCATGGTTAACAGGTTCTGTTGGCGGTGCTCAAACTTCTACATTAGATGCAATGGAAGTAAACTTCTTATCTGAAAGATGTTTATGTGTACAAGCTGCAAACAATTTCGTATTGTTTACTGCTTAATATTTATTGTAATATTTACCCTCGTAAAAACTACGGGGGTAATTATTACTCTTATTTTTATTAATTTTTATTATATTATATCATGTCAAAAACAAAAACAAAAGAAGTACAAGTAGACAATACTTGGGAAATAAAAGATAGAAACTATTTTTTACTAGGTGACAAATCACCTATAACATATACACTTAAATCAAGACATACAGAGAAATATCCTCTACTATGGTTTGATGAAGAAAAAAAAGAACAAAGAGCATTAAGATATGCAACTAATCAATCATCACCTTTTACTGATGAGCAAATGGGAGAAGTTACATTACAACATATAATGTTCAAAGATGGTACGTTATCAGTACCTAAAGAATATCAAGCTTTACAAAAGCTTTTATCATTATATCACCCAGATTTAAACATGAGATATGCTGAATTTAACCCTGTAGCAGTAGCTAAAGATGAGTTAATAGATTTAGAAGTAGAAATCATGGCTTTAAACACTGCTAAAAATATGGACTTAGATCACGCTGAAGCAATACTAAGAGTTGAGCTAGGATCAAGTGTAAATGAATTAGAATCTAAAGAAATAAAAAGAGACATATTGTTATTTGCAAAAAGAGATCCTAAGTTATTTATTAGTTTAGCTAAAGATGATAATATTCAATTAAGAAACTTTGGAATTAAAGCAACAGAACAAGGAATAATTCAGTTAGTAAACAAAAACAGAGACTTTGTTTGGGGTGCTAATAAAAAGAAACTAATCACGGTTCCTTTTGATGAAAATCCTTACGCTGCTTTAGCTGCTTGGTTTAAAACAGATGAAGGGGTAGAGGTTTATAAATCTATCGAGAAAAAGTTCTCATAACCTGTAATACTAATATAGGGCTCGTTTACTCGGGCCCAATATTATAATAAATACACTAGAATGGCAATAAACGTAGATACTGTATATAAAACAGTCTTATTAATACTTAATCAACAACAAAGAGGATATATGACACCTGATGAGTTTAACAAAGTTGGAACTCAGGTACAGTTAAATATATTTGAAAGATATGCTGATGACTTAAATCAACAATATCGTATGCCACAAAACGACACGAACTATGCTAATCGTGTTAAAAATATTGAAGACAACTTACAATTTTTCCAAAGAACTGGTGCTACAGCTTATGTAGGGCCACATTTTACGTTAACACCTACAGACATATATAGACTTGGCTCTGTAATTTTTAACGGCACAGAGTTAACACAATACTCTCAAAGAAGTGAAGTAACACAA